GCAAGCACTACTAAAGCTGACAGACGAGGACCTACCCTCGACTATGGCTGACTTAGGGCTGTCTAAGTTCTCTTTGGATGACGGCAGTACAGTAGAAGTCAAGCCGACTTACGGTGCCAGCATCCTCGTCAAAGACCGTCCGGCAGCTTACGAGTGGCTGCGCGAAAACGGGTTTGATGACATTATCAAGAACGTTATCTCCTGCCAGTTTGGCAGAGGTGAGGATGACCAAGCCAGTGCGTTCCACGCGTTTGCATCTCAGCAAGGTTATCCGGCAGACCAGAACGAAAGTATTCATGCGAGTACGCTTAAAGCGTTTGTTAAAGAGCGCATCGAAACGGGAGAAGACTTCCCGCACACACTATTCGGAGCCTACGTTGGGCAACGAGCCATTATTAGGGGAGCAAAATAATGGGTGCAGTTAAGAAGACAGAGAAAACAGAAATGGTTGAGTTTGACCAAAGTATGTTTGAAGCGGACGCCGGAGTTGGCGTATCGGATATGGGCCAAGACGATCTGGCGCTGCCGTTCCTTAAACTGATTAGCGGGCTCGACAGCCTGTTAGATGACCCTGACTTTGAGGGCAAGAAGGGGGATATCTACAATACCGTCTCCCAGACCGTTCACAAGGGCGCAGACGGCGTTAAGGTGATACCGTGCGTCTATCAGCGCAGGTTTATCCAGTGGGCACCCAGAGGCGCTGGTTCAGGCGCTCCTATCGCGGTGTTCGAACCGACAGACAAACTGCCCCCGTTCGAACGTGACCGTGAAACCAATAAAGACATGGTTGTAGGCGGTGATGGCTCGTACATCGAAGAAACGCACCAACACTTCGTAATCGTTCTTAACGAAGACGGCTCTGCGGAAACGGCGCTCATTGCAATGAAAAGCACGGGCCTCAAGAAAAGCCGTAAGTGGAACTCTATGATGAGTTCAATCACCATGAACGGCAAGAACGGTCCCTTCACACCGCCGCGGTTTAGCTCTGTATATTTGCTAAAGTCCGTTAGTGAAGAAAACAGCAAGGGCAAATGGCATAATTGGGACATGTCCCGCATTGGCCCCGTAGAAGACAAGGGCATCTACAACAGAGCCCGTGAGTTCCGTGCAAGCATCGCTTCAGGGGACGTGGTTGTGAAACACCAAAGTGAAGAGGCGTCAAAGCCTGACTTCAACCCAGACGAAGTACCGTTCTAGTTTCACAAGGGCCGTAGCTGATGCTGCGGCCCGCTTTCCCAAAGGAAGACCCCATGTCAGTAGATAAGTTTTCCGCCATCTTTGATGGTTTGAAACAGGCTTACGGCACGTACAAAGTTGAAAAAACTCAGTCCAACGGTAAAAATACTGGCAAGGCTAGTATCATTAAGGAACCGCGGACCTCGAAACTCTGGAAGGGTCACCTGTCCGGCAAAGGCACCTCTGTAGGCATCATCCCGATTAACGAGGATAATTGCTGCAAGTGGGGCTGCATTGACGTTGACCAGTACCCGCTAGACCACAAAGTACTTATAGAAAAAATACGGGCCATGAAGCTGCCCTTGGTTGTCTGTCGATCAAAGTCCGGCGGCGCACACTGCTTTTTGTTCTGTAAGGAATGGATTGAAGCAAAGGAAATGCAGAAGGTCCTGACACACCTGTCCGCGGCCCTCGGGTATGGCGGTAGTGAGATATTCCCCAAGCAAGTAAAACTACACTTGGATCGTGGAGATGTAGGTAACTTTCTAAACCTGCCTTACTACGACGCAGAGGACGGCTTGAGATACGGCATTCTGGATGATGGCACGTCAGCAACGCTTGAAGAGTTCTTCGGCTTGTACGAGGCGCATGTGCAAACGCCGGAGGAGATAGTCAAACTTCAGATGACTGACGCGCAGGTTAAAGGACCGCTTGCCGACGGACCGCCTTGCCTACAGCACCTTACAAAGGTTTTGATTAGCGAAGGCGGAAGAAACAACGGTCTGTACAACATAGGTATTTATCTACGCAAAGCGTTTCCCGATAGCTGGGAGACAGAGATAATGACGTACAACACCCAGTTCTTAGACCCGCCGTTGCCGCTGCCAGAAGTGAACGTTGTTGCAAAGCAAGTTGGCAAAAAGGATTACTCGTACAAATGTTCTGATGCGCCCATCAACGCACACTGCAACAAAGAACTGTGCCAGACCATGAAGTTTGGGATTGGTGCAGGGGCTCAGAACGCGGCTATTGGGAACTTGCGTAAGTACAACTCAACACCGCCCGTGTGGTTTATGGACGTAAACAGTGAACCCGTTGAATTAGATACTGACGGCTTGATGAACCAGAGCATGTTTCAAAAAGCCTGTATGGAGCAAATTAACTTCATGCCACGCAGCGTTGCTAGATCACAGTGGGAAGCGCGGATCAGCACTATGATGCGTGAAATGACCGAAAACCAAAGCGCCATAATAGAAGTGTCCGTTGACGCCTCAGTGGGTGGTCAGTTCTACGACTTCCTAGAAGAGTTCTGTAGCCACATGCAACAGGCCAAAGACAGGGAAGAGATACTGCTTCGCCGTCCGTGGACCGATGAGGAAGAGGGTTACACATATTTCAGGCTCAAGGACTTCGAAGGGTTTTTAAAGAAGAACAAGTTCTTTGAATATAAGTCCCACAAGATTGCCCAACGTCTGCGCGAGGTGACAGGAGAAAGCTGCTTGCTTAGAATAAAAGGTCGCGTGGTACGTCTATGGAAGGTGCCAGCATTTGAAAACGGTGATATAGAATTAAGTACACCACAGTTTCAAGCGCAGGAGAGTCCGTTTTGACTGACAACGTATTAAAAGAAATGCGGAACAAAGAAATTGTCCGTCTGATTGACGAACAGAAAGTTACCAAGACCGCTGTTGCAAAATGGTTTGGGATAACCAAGCAGCGGGTCCATCAAATATATACTCGGGAGACAAACAATGTATCGGATATTCGGACCTCCGGGGACGGGGAAGACAACAACACTACTCAATAAGGTTGATAACGCCTTGCAAAGCGGAGTAGAGCCAACCAAGATTGCTTTCTTAGCCTTCACCAGAAAAGCCGCAGAAGAAGCTAAAGAACGCGCCGCTGCACGGTTTAAGCTGGACCCCAAAAAGGACCTGTACTTCTTTCGTACTATTCACAGCCTAGCGTTGTCGCTGTCAGACATAAGCCCCGAACAAGTAATGCAGCCGTCGGACTATCGCGAACTGTCGGAAAATATGGGCGTACATCTTGTAACCACCAAAAGCGTTAATTTTGATGATGATCTGCCAGACATGATGAAAGCGTCTGATCCAATCTTAGGGTTGATAAATCTGGCGCGTCTTAGAAAAGTGCCTCTGCGTAAACAATACGACATGAGCAACACACATCTTACATGGAATGAGATAAATTACGTCGATAGCTGCCTTGGGCGATACAAACAGGTGCGGCACAAATTTGACTTCACAGACATGCTGGAGAATTTTGTAATAGAAGGCTCCAACTTCTGTCCAAACTTCGAACTCTGTTTTGTGGACGAGGCGCAAGACCTCTCTCCAATGCAGTGGGATATTGCCCACCTGTTAGATGAACGATCCAAACGAATGTATGTCGCGGGTGACGATGACCAAGCTATCTACCGCTGGGCCGGAGCCGACGTGGACGCATTTATAAACCTCGACGGCGGATCAGATACACTAAGCCAATCCTATCGCATCCCTTACAGCGTACACAAAGTGGCAGAAGGCATAGTCAAACGCATTCAACGGCGCGTCGTAAAAAACTACGAACCAAGACAAGAAATGGGCGAAGTCGGATACTACCGAGATATTATGGACATTGACCTGTCAGAAGGCTCTTGGCTCATAATGGCGCAAGCCGGATATATGCTAGAACCCGTGGCGCAATACCTAAAGTCCTTCGGATACCTGTTCGAATATCGCGGCTCACGGTCCATCTCCGCTAAGATCAGTGACGCGGTAAACGGGTGGGAGCAACTGCGTAAGGGTGAAAGCGTTACAGGGCAAACAGCGCGGAACATCTATGAGTACATGTCCGCTAAGGATTCTATCAACTCTTGCCAAAGAATAAAAAAGGGCTTCAAACGCATCAAAGGTCTGGAAGACGCCGAGATGGTTAACATGCAAGACCTAAATGTTAACCACGGGCTACTCGCAACAAAAGATATGCTTTGGCATGAAGCTATGGACCGTCTGCCGGAAAGAGACAGGGCATATATAATCGCTCTGCTTCGACGCGGAGAACGATTTAACGGAACGCCCCGTATCATAGTGTCCACGATCCACGGCACCAAAGGCGGAGAGGCCGACAACGTTGTAGTGTTCTCGGACATTAGCGCAGCGGCTCAACAAGATATGACCGAAAGACCCGACGATATGCACCGCGTGTTCTACGTTGCCGTCACGCGGACCCGAGAGCGTTTATTTATTATCGAAGGTGAAAACTTAAACAGGAGTTATGACATATGAACTGTTGGCACTGTGGGACAGAATTAATCTGGGGCGGGGATCACGATTGTGAGGACAACGAAGAGTACGTCATGGAAACCAACCTGTCGTGCCCAGAATGTCAAGCTCTTGTGCTAGTTTATTTGCCCAATACAGAAAATGGGGGAGTTTCCCCCGATGGAAAGGTTTACGAATGAGCGAAGATGAATTTTTTAAAATGTTAAACGAAAGCCGTCTAGGAAGAAGGTGGTTAAAATGGCACCATTTAAACCCTGAGTTTTACAGACTGTTTGAAAGATACACCCTTCAGGCCATTTCTAAGGGGCACTTAAAATTAAGCGGGTGGTTAATTGCTAACCGAGTACGATGGGAAAGCTCTATTGTGACAAAAGGGGATGATTACAAAATATCCAATGACTTTATCGCCCTGTTTACACGGCTGTTTATGATAAACAACCCGCAATATATTGGGTTTTTTAAAACGAAACAAATGAAAAGATTAGTCCGCGAACCCGCGTTGTTTCGCACAGCGGCTTTGGGTGACTTGTTTGAGGGAGAAAAGTCAACGTGAAAAAAGAAGAAATACTAAAAAAAAGTGCAGAGTTAGTGACAGGCAACCGTGCAAAAGACTACGGTGACGCGCTCGAAAACTTTGACCGTATCGCCACAGGGTGGAACGTAATTCTAAACGGGGCAATAGCCTCGCATGGATACCTAACCGCACAGCACGTTGCGCTTATGATGGATTGGGTTAA